GACCAGCAGCCGCAGAGGCAACCGGGATTGTGCCAGCAAGTGCCGCGTTCGTGGTACCGTTGACGGCAACCGTGATCGTCGCGTCAGCAGTGGTGATGGCGCCCTGGGCGATAGCCCACACTTGGGAGATGCGCCCCTTGACGGGAACGCGCGCATAGCAGGCCAGGGGGGTGGCGCCGATCGACGTGGTGTTGGCCGTCGCCCGCACTTCTTTCAGCGTAGGATGGATGGTAGGAAGGGCCATTTAAGTCTCCGGGATAAGATGGTCTGAGAACTTGGCCCGATATTCCTTCGAGCCGATATGTCCGAGTTCGATTGATGGGTCTAACCAGGTCTGGAATCCGAGTGCTCGGATATCATCGAAGAACGCGATATCTTCACCCCTCGCGTAACCGTCCCGTTCATCACACCGGAAGATGCGAGGCACAGGGCCATCATCAACGTCCGGGTATTTTAGTTTTGGGGACCGCTCTGCGAGTGCTTCGATCACTTTCCGCTGGACGCAGCAAAAGCCGAGCCCGGCGCCCCTCATGGGGATGCAACCAAACTCGTTGGCCTCATAGCTCTCTGCTTCATCGATCGCCACGAAGAACCGGATGGGCTCCGCGCGGCAAGGATAGGCTGCAAAGACGCATTCGAGCTTGGTTCCGAATGCGAGCAAGCGAACGAAGTCCTTCGCCTGCCATGCCATATCGGAATCCACCCAAAATAGATGGGTGCAATCCGACTTGAGGAAGTACCAAGCGGCCTTCGTTCTCGCGTGGTGGACAAGCGATCCGCCGACCTGCATCTGGATGTCGGACACGATCCGATTTGATGCAAGAACGTGCTGCGTCTCGAGCAGCGACTTGACGGTTTGGGCTGGGATATCGCGATGAGTGGGCATGGCGAGCATAACCTTCACGCCCGCCATGCTTAGCTTCATGTTTAGACCGTAGCGCTGAACGGAGTTGCCGTGGTGCCGGTCGGCGACGTATTGGCGTCAACCGAGAAAAACCCGGTCTTGATGTCAATGATCTCGATCCAATCGCCGACAACACCGCCAAGCGTCGTCCCGTTCAGCGTGATGGTGTCGCTGGTGGCCGACGTGCCATAACCGATCATGTTCGCGCTCGCCGTCGTCAGTGCAGTCACAAAGCCCTGCATGACGTCGGTCGAGTTGGCGACCTTGATGGTGTGGCTGGTCGCGGTCGCCGCAACCATGATGTTGAAGCGATACCGCGTTCCGGTGCCCGTCGCCTGGGGGAGCGTGATGGCGATCGGCGCCGTCGAGGAAACCGTGACAATACGGTTTCCATGCAGGGCCTGCGTGATGGTCAGCGTCGTTGCCGTGGTATCGACAACACCGGCAGAGCCAGTCAGCAGGTTCGGGACGGTCAGGATCTTGGGCGGACCAACGCCGGCCGGATAAACCGGCACAACGTCAGTGCTGCCGGCAGACGATGCCGTGGCGGCGTTTTCGTACCAGGAATAAATGCTCATGCGCCTATTCCTTACGAGGTGGTGTTGTCGAACACGCCGCCCGACGCCTTTTCATTGCGGGCAACAAGCGCGTATTCGGACACGACGGCCCGACGCTCGGAGTCGCCGGTACGCGCCAGCGGGATCGAGAGCATCGAACGACCCTTCATGGTCGCCATGGCCCACTTCTCGGTTTCCACAACGAGGACGTCGCGGGCGCGCTGGAAGCGGTTGGCAACGACCTTGAGCTTGCCGAAGTCGGACTCGTAAGCATCAACCGATGCAACGATCTTCTTGGAAGCCGCCTGCTCGATCGGCGAGGAACGGCCGGTGAAGGTCGAAAACACCTGCTTGTTGAAGGCGCCGGTATAGATGGTGTCCGGCTTGCCGCCCTGGGTCCAGATCGCGGACAGGACGGTCTTCAGGCGAGCTTCAGTGAAGGCGAGCTGGGTGCCATCGGTACGGGTGCCGGTACCGTCAGCCGCAGACGGATCAGCTGCGCCGCCAGCCGTGCCCTTGGAGGTATTGGTCTTGATCCACGACAGGATCGAGGCCGTCTTACGAGGGGTCGCGTCGGCGCCCGTCACCTTGGCCTGGTTGGTGCCAACCAGCGTGGTTTCCATGTCGCGCTTCAGCTCGAGACCCTTGAGCATGACCTGGTAATCCAGCTCGTTGCCACGGCCGGCGTGGATGACCGCCTGCTGGGTGCCGGAGACCTGGGCCGACTTGCGCGAGATCTGGCAGATGTTGCCAAGGCGCGCAGTCGCGGTCACGGCGTCCGCAACGATGTCGTCGCCTTCCAGCTGATAGTTGGAGGTAGACGCAGCAGCCAGGGCCTGGGTCTGCCATTCGTGGTTGACCGCAGTCGCCGTCTCGCGGGCAATGCCCGACATGAACGGGGTATCGGTCGGGTCGATGCGATAGATGATGTTCGAGAGGTCTTCACGATTGCCGACCGCTTCATAGGTGGCAAGGGCATTGGTAGGAAGTGCCATTTTCGTTCCTTAGGATGCTTTGCGCTGGGCCATGAGCAACGCCAATGCGTCGTCAACAGAGCCGGAAGCGCTGAGTTTCTGATTGAGGGCTTGGATGGATTGGGCCTGGGCAGCGCCACGAGGGGCGGCCACACCGGGCTTCTGAACGGGAGGAACCGGCTTGGATACAGCAGCGACCTTGGCTTTCTGAATGTCCCGCAGCTTCAAAGCGTCGGCGAGGAGTCGCTGCACACGATGGTCATAAATCGAGAGTTTCGATTTACCCGTCGCGAGTTCGGCGAGTTCGCTGTCCTTGAAACCCAATTCGGGAAGCAATTCAGAGGCAACGCGCTTCGTCAGCGCCTCACCCTTGGTCTTGTCGGCAAGCTCGGGGATGAACTCGACCGCCCGCGCGTTCTCCTCCTGGACATGCCTTGCCCAATTGGACTGCTCGGCAGCCTGCTTCTCCTGTTCGGCTCTGTCCGCCTCCTGTTTCACGGCCTGCATGCGCATCTGATGCACCTGCCATGCCTGAAACCGGAATGGATCCTCAGCCTGAAGCTTGACCACATCCTCCATGCTCTTGATGTCGCTGAATTGCGCCTGATTGACGCTCTCCAGTTCCCTCATGAGCGCGGGAAGCTGTGCTTCGTACTGCTGCTTTACCTGTTCCGCCTTTTGGCGCTCGACCTCAATGGCCTTGCGCTGTTCAGCGATTTCGTTCTGACTTCGGCGAAGGGCCGTTTCCCTCTCCTGTTCGCGATGGCTCAGGTATTCCTGAGTTTCGCGAGGCAAGGATTGGAAGCGTTCCTTTTCAGCCTGGGTCCAAGACCTCGGCGGGTCGATGGGAGGAAGCTCTGCTTCCTGTTCGTCCGCCTGCGCCTGTTCGCCGGGAGCCTTTTCAGGGTCGGCGTCTGCTTTCGCAGATTCCTCTTGCTCAGCAGCCTTTGCAGGCGCTTCCGCTTGTTCTTCCTCTGGCTTCTTCGGAGGCTCAGAGAGCATCCGCACAGCATCATCGAGCGACAGAGCCTCTTGGCTCAATGCCGGGGGCTGATAGTCAATGGGTCCGGGCGCGGCCTCTTGGGTCGCGGGAGCGGCTTCAGACATATGGTTTCCTTAGATGATGCCGAATCTTTTCTTGCGCTCCGAATCGGCGTGGAGCTTGTTCAGGTCGGCCTGAGCTAACCTTCCGTTCTCGATTACTCTTGCGAGATGGTCTTTGACCTTGCCGACGATGTTGATGGCAATGAACGCCTTCTCGCGGGCCAATTGGTCTTCCGGCTTTGTCAGGCGCCAGAAATCAATGTAGCTCTGCTCAAGCGCCCTGAAGGCTTCATCCAGCAGATCGTTCTTGACCAGGGATTCCGCTCGTTGAGCCCGTGTGACGGCCTTCTGAAGCTCGATCTCGTCAGTCATCAATCGCTTCTTCGAAGTCGCCGCACCAATCATCAGTCTTCACAACAGGCCAGACGGCATGAAATGCGTTGCTGAGCTGCGACGGGCACTTGCGTCGGCAATGCAAAAGCCGGTCGTTGTCGGGATGAAGGTCGGCAAACCGGCAGTTGTCGCAGTTGATGCCTTCAGACATCAATCACCACGGGCTCAAGTTCGGGCGCCGGCTCACCCTGCTTGGCTACGATCTCGTAGCCATCAGCATCAAGACGATCGATGAAGTCCCGGACCTCGGCGCGCGAGAACCGCGAAAGCTGGGTGTTGTTGCGCAGGAAATGGATCATTTCCGCGTGCTTGTCGTCTTCTTCACGCATCAGACTTCCCCTTTGGTTTCTGTTTCATCTGCTGAAGCTTGGCCTGATGTGCCTGGTCGGCCTGTTCCATCTTCAACGCATGCGCCTGCTGCTCATGCGCCATCGCCATATCGCGCTTCTGAGCATCGGCAACCACGCCCACCACGGCCTCGGCGACCTTCGCATGATGCTGCTGCTGGTCGGCATGGGCCTTGCGGTCCATTTCCAGCGCCTTCATGTGCGCGTCGATCATCTTCAGCTTGGCGTCGATCTCGGCCTTGAACTGAGCCAGTTGCGCCGCGTCCTGCGCCTTCTGCTTGTCGAGCTGGCCCTTGAGCGCCAATTCCTGCTGATCGTTCTGGGCCTGCGCCTGGATGGCCAAGACCTTCGGGTCTGGCGGCGTGGGCTGCGGCGGGTGCTTCAGCGAACCGTCCGGGTTCTTCTCAGAAGGATCTGCAAAAAACCGATCCGGGTTGCGATAACCCATGATCTTGCACATCTCTGTTGCCATCGCGAACAGCTTGTCATCCGGGACGAGATGCGCCTTGCCGCCGGCAAGCATTTCCTTCTGGACGTTCGCAAGCGCCATGACCTGCGCGAACTGCTGCGATTTCGAGCCGTTCCCAAGCCCAACCGCAATCGTCATATCGTTGCGGGTCTTGAAGTTCCGGGGGTCAACCGAAACCCACTGGTTTCTCAGCCGAACCGTCTGCTGTTCAGAGCCGTGCTTGCGAATGGTCGCATGGAGCAGCGAGAACATGTCCCGCACGCCTTCAGCCAAGACACGCGCAATCAGCTTGATCCGCATCTGAGACGCCGAGAACACCTGCGCAACCGCGGTCGCGCTCTGGTTCTGCAATGCGTTGGCGTCGATGCCCTGGGTTTGCTTCGCAAGGCCGGTCTTGGCCTCAAGGTCAGCATCAAGATATTGCAGCATCGGGTAAATGCTGCCGGTAATGTCAGGGACAACTTGCCAGTTCAGGCCGCCCGATGTCTTGGTGCGGACAATGCCACCAGGCCGGCTGACCAGGAGATCATCCAGCGTGTTCGGGCCGGCGTTGGCCTCGGAAACCTCAACGCGGGGGTTGTTGTGCAGATACAGGTTATCCAGAGCCCCGCGCTTCATCGCGGTCTTTTCTTTCTGGATCGGAATCACAAGATCGGCAATGGCTTTGCCAAAGAACCGATGCGGCACGGGAACAGGAGTGGCGCTCGCAAACGGCATCTGGTCGAACTCTGCAACGGCGTCCTTACCCTCGCGGATCATCACCTCGCCGTCATCACCACCAGTTACGACCTGGTAAAGCTTCGGCTTCCCGTTGCCCTCGTAATCCATCCGAACATAGTGTTCGGTGACCTTGACGAGCTGTGAAGCGGTATTGATCGATGCGCTGCCGGCCGATGCATGCTCATACACGGTATCGCGCGCGATCGTCTCGGCCTGCGCGAGCCCCGTATACTCCGGGAGCTTCATCACCTGATCGCGGTCATAACCCTCCGCAATCCATTCGGCGCGGGTCTTCGTTACGATGTCGTGGAAGGCATAGTTACAGGTTTTGACATCGCGGGCGTTCCGCTCGATGCCGAACTCTTCCGGAGGGACGCCCAAGACCTTGGCTTGGCAATATTTCCGGGTGCGCAGAATCGTGACATCGTGGGTGGCTTGCGGCCCTGGCGCCTGCATGGGCATGGGCTGCGCCGGCATAGAACCGGGCTGCATCGCAGGAGGCGCCATGGCGTCCATTAGCTTCCGCCCTCGTAAGGCTCTTTCGCTTCCGGCTCGCTGTTCACGGTATGCTCGATGATTTCCAAACCGCTATCTGGCTGCGCAACAGCCTGCGCCAAATATGCGAACTGATCGTCGGACAGATCGCAATAGGTCTCTTTTTCCTCTTCCTCGCGCTCGTCCCACCATACCTTGACAATGCCGTTCTTCAGCAGCAACGCATCCTTGATGAAGGCATACATCACCATGAAGCCCGGATTCTGCTGCATGAACACGTGGTTCACGTAGTCGGTTTCCTGCTGGGCGCCCTGCTCATCCTCCGGCCCGACAGGCTCGAACCTCACAACCTCGTCAGATCCGGCGAAGATGTCCATCAGGTGCGGCATCAGGCCTTCAATGGTGTCCTGAACGTCGGACGAGATCGCGCTTGATCGACCATCCTCGGCCGGGAGATCCATCTCCATATCGCCGTTGTAGTAGCGATCATTACGCTCGCGCTCCAGGGTCAGCTTGGCCGATTGTGTTGCAGCAAGCGCATCCGCCTTTTGCGAGGCGATCAGGGAGCGCAGCTCGGAGGTGGACAGCGTGGGCATTAAGCTACGCGCGCCTTCGAATAGTTGATAGAGCGGTTGAAGCCCGTGTTCACAATCTTGGTGTCCAGTGTCATCGCGAGGTAGCGGAACGCGTCCGCAGCGTGGGACGTCCAGTCATGAACCGGACGAGGCTTCAAGGCTTGCAGTTTGTCGTCGTATTCGGAGCGGTAGAGCTTCAGAGCATCAATACCGCGAGAGCATTTCTTGGCGTCGAACCAGCAGCGCGGAATGATTGTCCGAACGGCGTTGATGCCGTCCTCAACCCGGTGCATTGGTGCGATGGTCAGATTCTTCAGCCCAAGGCTTTCCAGAACTTCCAGGCGGCTTTTGCCCGTTCCCAGTTCTTTAGCTTGCGCGTCATGAGGGACGATGTGATGCGCATAGAGATAGGGCCGATTGGACAATTCCCTAACATAATGTCCCAAGT